GATTGGACAACCAACGAAGTAATTGACCATTTCGGTCAAGACTTTGTGGACATTCTTAAAGACGCTGCGAACACTGAAATTGAGTTCAGTGACGAGGAAATTCAGGCTCGGATTAAAGGCACACAGTATTTCAAATCAATCACAGACTCCCAATACAAGTTTGATGGTGCTAGTTCTGCGGTACAGAATGGTTTGGTTGAGGCTGCACGTAATGCGATTGTCAAAGATTACGCAGATGTCGGACTGGCACAAACAGACATTGATGAGATCGCTAGGAAGGTTGCCCGAAACGGTCTAACCGCCACCGGTGTCAAGCAAGCTGTTTACCAGTATGCGTTCCGTAAACCAGCTGCCGCAACAACCCCAACATCGCCTGGTATGGCAAGGAACGCTATCGAGGGTGGCGACGCTGACGCTATCCGTATTGCCGCACGTGCTTACGGTTACAGCGTTTCTGATGCCGAGATGCAGGCTGCGTTGACTGGTGGGATGTATAACGGTGTTGCTGTCACTAAAGACTCGATTTTGCAGAAAGCGCAGAAGTCAGCGAAAGGAAAGTACTTTCATCTGGCAGATCAGATTGATGCTGGTTTGTCGTTGGAAGATATTTTTAGTAGTTACCGCAATTATGCTGCTGACGCTTTAGAGATTGACCCAAACCAGATTGACTTCACGAAGGACAGCAAATGGGCTAGGGCTTTTGGCACTAAAGAGACAGGCCAAATGTCGTTGACTGATTGGGTTACAACAATTAAAAGTGATCCTTCTTTTGGTTGGCAGTTCACAAAGCAGGCTAATCAGCAGGCTACTGATATTGGTTTGACTTTGGCTAGAGCATTTGGAAAGGTTGCGTAATGAGCGATACAGGTTTAGGTGGCGTAGATTTTTCTCTTGGTTTGGAGAACCTCAACACCGAGTTGGCAACATATTTTGCAACTCCTGAAGGTCAAGCAAGTCTTGCTGCCTCTGGCTTGGGTGGGATAAACATTCCTGATGCTGCTGTCCCTGAGCCTGTTCGCCGTGAGCAACCTGTCACACCTGAAACAGAAGTTGATCCTATTGCACAACAAATGCAGTTGGATCTAGAGTTCCAGCAACAGCAATCTGCTTTGCAAACAGCGCAACGCCGTCGTGATGCCCGCGCAACAATGGCTGATGTTCTCAACACCTACGGGTTGGGCGAACTGTCTGACTACATCTACAACGAAATCATCGTTAAAGAAACCGTCAACATTAACAACCCTGATGCCATCATTTTTGCTATTCGTGAACAGCCTGCATACCAGAAGCGGTTTGCTGGTAACGCTGCTCGATTGAAGAAGGGGCTGTCAGAACTTGATCCCGCTTCATATATTGCTTTGGAAAACAGCTTCCGTCAAACCCTTCAGTCAAACGGTCTGCCAGCCAATTTCTATGACCAGACAGAGGACTTCCAAGCTTTGATTGAGGGTGACGTTTCCCCATCAGAACTAAATGAGCGTGTCCAGCAGGGTTATCGTGCTGTCGCTGACGCTGATCCAGCAGTCAAAGAACAGATGCGAAACCTGTACGGAATTGGTGAGGGCGAACTGGCCGCATATTTCCTTGACCCACAGCGCACAGCCCCACTACTCACCCGTCAGGCACAGGCTGCCAACATCGCAGCCCGTGGACTAGAGCAAGGTGGTATTCAGTTGACTGGTGCGTTTGCTGAGGATTTGGCTCGACGAGGAATCACTGAACAGCAGGCTCGCGCAGGGTTCGCTGAAGTCGGTGCTTTAGGCGAACTAAAACAGACTTTTGCGGGTGAGACTGCACTATCCGGTGAACAACTGGCAGGTGCGGCGTTCGGGATTGATGTCGCCGCGCAACAAGAGTTGGAGCGTAAACGTCGTCAACGTGTTGGTGAGTTTGCTGGTGGCGGATCATTTGCTCGGACAACTGGTGAAACATCAGGCTCTATTTCTACTGGAGTGGGTAAAGCGCAATAGCATACTTGACACTGTCAAGTGAAGTGTGTGTATACTGTTAATGTTCGGTTACGAACACCATTGGAAACCCCCCGATTTCAATGTGCAAAAGGGGTGAGACTTGCAGCCATCACGTAACCTCCAGCGTGATGTGGGCAGAAGGAGTGGGTCATGTCAGATGCAAACTACGAGTTTGAGGATGATGTAATGCAAGACCAGCAGCAATCGAAGGACCCTGTGCGGGCGCACCTGCGAAAGCTTGAAGCCGAGAATAAGGCTTTACGCGAGCAGGCAGCATCAGCAGAGGCAGCCCGACGAGAACTTAACTTCGTGAAAGCGGGCGTAGACCCGAACGATCCGAAGTACAAGTATTTCGTTAAAGGCTACGACGGTGATTTAACACCGGAGGCGATTCGACAAGCAGCAGAAGAAGCAAGTCTCATACCTAGCCAGAACAAGGAAGTGGTTGCTGAACAGCAGTCATGGAATCGGGTGGCACAGGCAGCGCGAGCTGGACAGACGAGCGAACCTCCTGTTGATTACGCTCAACGTATTGCACAAGCAAAATCCGCGGATGAAGTGATGCAACTGCTGGCCCAGGCGAGAGCCGAAGCAGAAAAATACTAATCACTCCCCATAGGATTCACATTCTTTGGGGCTACCCCTAAAGGAAAAGACAAATGTCTTATACCCAGCAAAGTTCGGTTGATACCGACCAGGCAGCGTATGATCGTTTGGCGTATTTCGCCCTCCGTTCAGAACTCTTGTTCGACCAAGCAGCCGATGTTCAACCAACCAACCAGTCAATGCCTGGTTCTTCGGTAATCTTCACGATTTTCGCAGACCTCGCAGAAGCAACCAGCACACTTGCTGAAACCACTGACGTTACACCTGTAGCGATGAGTGACAGCCAAGTGACTGTAACCCTTGCCGAATACGGCAACACAATCAACACCACCGCAAAACTCCGTGGAACTTCGTTCTTGGACATTGATGCAGCAGCAGCGAACCTTATCGGTTACAACGCTGGTGACTCAATCGACAAGGTTGTTCGCGACGTTCTTGCTGGCGGTGACAACGTTGCCTACGGTGGCGGTGGATCATCTGATCCTTCAAGCCGTGTAACGGTTGCAGCAGAGGACATCATTGAAGCCAACGACATCCGTAAGCAGACTGCTGCTCTACGTGCTGCAAACGTTGCAACCTTCAACGGCTACTACATGGGTTACATTCACCCAGACGTTTCATATGACCTTCGCCGTGAAACCGGCAACGCATCATGGAACGCCCCACACGTTGCTGTAGACACACAGAACATCTACAACGGTGAGATCGGAACCTTTGAATCAGTACGATTCATTGAAACCCCTCGCGCAAAGGTGTTCACCAACGCATCAAACGGAACCAGCACAACTGGAACGATTGACGTGTACTGCACACACATCATGGGTCGTCAGGCGTTGGCTAAGGCTTACAGCCAGGTTGACGGAAACGGCATGGTTCCGAAGGTAGTTCGTGGACCTGTTGTTGACTCGCTCATGCGTTTCAACCCAATCGGTTGGTACTGGCTCGGTGGCTATGGCCGCTTCCGCGAAGCATCGTTGCGTCGCATTGAGTCGTCATCCAGCATTGGTGCAAACGCCGCTTAATTAGCGGTTAGTACCTCACACTTGTGGGGTGGTCGAGTCCCCTCGCTCGGCCACCCCACTTTTGTATTTGGTATAGTCTTTTTGACGAAAGGTTTGTATGTCAATTTCCAACTACGCTGAACTAAAGATTTTGGAACACACCACGGGTAAGACTGCGTGGACGATCCCTTCAAACGTTTATGTGAAGTTGCATACTGGTGACGCTGGTGAGGCTGGAACTTCTAACGCTGCTACTGAAACGACTCGCAAGGTTGCTGCTTGGGCTTCAGCAGCGTCGGGTTCTATTGCGACTTCTGCGACTTTGGAGTGGACGAACGTTGCTGCTACTGAAACTTATTCGCATTGGTCTATGTGGGATGCGTCGACTGGTGGTAACTGTTTGTGGACTGGCGCATTGTCGTCGTCTGCTGCGGTTACGGCGGGCGATACTTTTCAGATCACTTCTCTCACGCTGTCGCTCGACTAGCCGTTAGGGGATAACCCCTCATGGCGCAAACAGCAGTCACAGGTTTTACAGAACCGTTTAGTGACACCCGTCCGTTTTATCGGGGAACCTATTTCCGTGTTGTTGGTCGTACTGCGACTGGTTCGGGTGATGGTTCTGCTTCTGTTGCTCACACCAACTACCAGCAACGGTTGGGTCAGTTAACTGACTTCAGTTTCCCTTACCGTTTCGGCGGTCGTTTCTATTTAGGTGTTCGTGCGGTTCTCACCGTTACTGCTACCGCTGACGGTTTAGGTACTGCTTCTTCTTCGGCGCAGGTGTTGCGTCAACGGCAGGGTACGGGTAGTGGTACTGGTTCGGAGTCTGCGACACGGGTTGTTGTTGTCCTTCGTTCCGCGACTGGTTCGGGTGTTGGCACGATGGATTCGACGGGGTTGCATATTGCGCCTCGTATAGCGACGGGATCAGGTGTTGGCTCTGATACAGCGTCAGGCAGGATTACGCCTGTTAGAACGGCTGTGGGTAGCGGATCAGGGGCTTCTAGTGTCACGTTCATTCGTGTACCTATCCGTACAGCGACAGGTTCCGGTGAAGGTTCGGGTGAAGGTGTTGATCTTGTTGTCAACATTCGTACTGCCACAGGTTCCGGTGAAGGCACATCAGTCACATTGGGTGGCATCTTGTATATCCGCACCGCCACAGGATCGGGTGAGGGAACATC